CCTTAACAAGGGATATTATGTTTGATAGGCTAGAACATTTGTATAACTATAGAGCGGTATCCTGGTTTTCTTTTATTCCAGGTCGCTTGTTTGCAAATAAATATGTTCGTTTTGTTTTAGCGTGGTTTTACTATCGCTTACCAACCTACGTTATTGTAGCCCACCTGCTATGTCCCTTATTTCTGATGTTCCTCTGTTTTTCTGTTTTTCCAGTTTCTCAGACAGTTGTGTGTTTCTTTGGTTTACTATCTTGTTTGTCGTGTATTTATACATGGCGGGCGGAGGTAGAATTACTTATGGAAACTATGTCTGGAGCTAGATCAGCTGATCGCTGGATTACTGCAGAACGTAAGAGGAAAGTTGCTTATCTGCTAGCCGGATGTGCAATTCTCACTGGCGTTTATACTCTTGTTAAGAGCTTACGCAATAAAAGAGAATTGTTCACCACCCAAGGAATGATGCACCCTACATCTTTTGAGATTGCTGATAGGGATGCAAATGATTTAACTGCAAAAATAGCGGATGAGCAAAATTGGGCCAACGTCCATATTTCTCCAGTACCTGTTTCACATCGGAGCAAAACCACTACTTTTTCTGATTTAAAGAAAATGGCAATTGGTAATACTACCTTTATGTCATACGAGGTGGATGGTAAACATTATGGTACAGATGCCTTCTTTGTCTGTTCTAATGTTGCTCTGATTCCTAAGCACTCGTGGAAAGACGATAATATGCTATGCAAATTTACTCGTCATTCCCCACATGCAATAGGAGGTAATTTCCACTCATATGTGTCTAGAAAGCATTCAGTGGATATTGAGAATATGGATGCTAGTTTAGTCTGGATCCCTAATGGAGGTTCTTGGAAGGATCTCCGTGATTTCTTCCCCCAGTCACATCCAACAGTAAATACTCCATGTGAGTTTTTGTGGAAAGATGATTTGGGAGTTGTACAGAGATCTGGAGCTCTATTTAGGCCTCAAGAAGTGGGTAATGGCTTTATGCGATTTGCCGGTGGAAAATATGAATTGAAATTTCCCACCAAGGTAGGTTTGTGTATGTCACCACTCGTTTCAGAAACTAAATCGCCATTCTTCGCTGCCTTTCATTTAGGCGGTGTTGAAAACACTCCCAAGGGGTGTGGAGGCACTATTATTCGTAAGCAGATTGATGATTCTCTGCAACGCCTTCAGACACTACCCGGAGTTTTACTTGGCGTAAGTTCTGGAACCTTTGAGACTGAAAAGTATGGAGTTCAGTTTTTTGAGGGATCGACTATTCATGAAAAGAGTCCTTTGCGGAAATTGCCCATTATAGATGGTAAAACGCCCAACATTGAGGTCTTCGGATCTTGTAAGGGACGTGTAACCTATTACTCGGATGTTGTGACATCTCACATTAGTAAACAAGTTGAAAAAGTGTGTGGTGTTGCTAACAAGTGGGGCAAACCCAAATTTCGCAAAGGAGATCCATGGCATGCATCATTAGAACATTCTTGCCAGCCATCGCATGGTTTTGAAGGTGATCTCTTGACTCGAGCGGTCGAGGATTATGAGAAACCTTTTCATTCGCTATTAAATGAATATCATGCACTTCGCGAGAACACTCGCCCTTTGACAAGGATGGAGACTGTTTGCGGAATTGATGGTAAGAAATTTGTAGACAAGATGCCACCCAATACTTCTGTTGGATATCCTCTTAGTGGAGCCAAACGTAACTTTTTAACGTACTTGGATCCATCGCTTTTTGAGGGTTTTAATTGTCCAGCTGAATTGGATGGCATATTTTGGACAGAATTTGATAAAGCCATCGAAGGATATCGCAAAGGGGAAAGGTATTATCCTGCCTTCAAAGCGTGTCTTAAAGATGAACCTACGAAATTGTCTAAAGATAAAGTACGGGTTTTTCAAGCCGCACCTATTGTCTTACAAATGATGACTAGAATGTACTTTTTACCAATTGCGAGAATTTTCTCGTTGTTTCCAGCACTCTCAGAATGTGCAGTTGGAGTGAACTGCATGGGACCAGATTGGTCTGAGTTAGGTGCTCATATGAAACATTTTGGTGAAGATCGCATTTTAGCAGGGGATTATAGTAAATATGATCTCCGCATGCCAGCCCAGGTGATGTTTGCAGCTTTCAGAATTATGATTGATGTCGCCATTATTTGTGGGTATTCAGATGATGATATTCGGATTATGCAAGGAATTGCTACCGATATTTGTTATCCTGTAATGGCCTACAACGGCGACTTAATCCAACACATTGGATCGAATCCTTCTGGACAGAATTTGACAGTATATATTAATTCTATTGTTAATTCACTATTGTTCAGATGTGCATTTTTCCATCTGAAAGGAGTGCAAACAAAATTGCACTTCCGCGACGTTTGCAAGTTGATGACGTATGGTGATGATGTAAAAGGTTCTGTTAAACAAGGTCACGATGATTTTAATCATATATACGTGGCTGAGTTCTTTGCAGAACATGACATGAAATTCACTATGCCAGATAAAGAGTCAGACCCTACCCCATTCATGAAAGACAGTGACGCTGATTTCCTTAAGAGGAAGAATGTTTACTGTGAAGAGACGGGATATATTATGGGTGCTCTTGATGAGGATTCTATTTTTAAGAGTCTTCATTCAAATCTCAAATCAAAAGCAAACACACGTGAGAAGTTGGCGGCGGATAATATTGATGGTGCATTACGAGAATGGTTTAATCATGGACGAGCTGTCTATGAACTCCGCCGGTCGCAAATGCAAGAAGTTGCCAAGCGATCAAATATAGACCATATTTGCACCCAGCTCGATAAGGATTTTGATTACCAAGTCGAGCACTGGAAGGACCGTTATCTGCGAGAGACTCCTGTCCTAGTAGAGGATGAAGATGAGTACACTCAACAAGCAGGTGAATACCCTTCCGATTCAGAAGACAGTTCTGATCTTGAAGGAGAACCCTATGTCCTCTCAGAATATGAGCAGGCAATGGAGAATCTCCAAGAGCAGAGCCAGTTGTTGCATGATTTGTTGAATATGAGAATACCTGATGTTCCAGAACCAAGAGAGTTGGTCCGCCAGAATGCATTTGAAGTAGATGATTTTGAAGCGGAGCTCGATTGGCAGTTGGAATTATTATTGGCTTCTTTTCCAACTCATGCAGCAGCAGCATAGGCTGGGTCTCCTTTCGACATCCCTCTGTGCGTAGTTATGCGCACACTAAGTTAAAAATAGCTATGTATATATGGATACCAGATGTAAATTAATTAACCGTGTGCCGTGAGTTTGACTATTTGCATCGAGGCTTTGTACATATGAGCCAGTCCTCGAACTAAACCCCTATTTAGGGGAGGCGTTGGCTCGCGCCAATCTCACCGCACCCTTGCTGCTGGATTAACTGTCCCAGTAGTATTTGTATATAGCAGGTACTTCACGTTTTAATGTTACAATAAATGAACAAAATGAAAAGACAAGTCGAG